TAATACTCATACAATAGATTCGTGTCATCTAATTTTGAATAATCTTGATTAAGCTTTACGTAGTCACTTAAATCTCCTCCAGTCTCTTCCATAAAGTCTATTAGCTTTTGGATATTTTCTGGTATTGGTTTTCCGGTTGATTCTGCTTCAGCTATAGCTTCTTCAACTTTTTCTTCTGCTTCGGAAACTTCTTCTTCCGTGGAATCTTCAGTTATTTCTTCTAATACTGAAGTTTCTTGTGTTTCTGCTTCCGGTTGTACTTCTTCTTGTTTTTCTGTGGCGTCGGCATTTTCAGACTCTGCAACCACTCCGCTGTCGTCAGCGTTATTTTCTTTAGTTTCATTTTTTTCTTCTTTTGGTGTTGGTGGTTTGTCTAAGTTCACTTTTATAATATTGTCATCTTGCTTTGGTTTTTCTATTTTAACTTTAGTGACATTTTCTTGTGTAGTATTTTCTACTACTTGTTCATCTTTTTCTTCCATAATATAATATAATAATAATTAATAATTTTAGCTAGGGTCAAACGAGCCTAAATCAAATCCTCCACCTAGTATATCATTACCTGCAGATTCAAAGTTTTTAGGTGGTTTTCCACTATTTCTTTGATCAATCATTTCTGATTGTTGTGTAGCTTGTATTTTTGTTCTTTCGTCTTTTCTATCTTCTTTTTCTTTTTCTCTACTTTTCATACCCTCAACCTCAACGCCTTTAAGCTGCATGTTATATTGAAACTCTAAAGCCATTAGTTGTTTTTTAAGCTCTGCTTCTTGCTGCATTTTTTGCGCGTCAATTTGCGCTTTTACTTGCTCGAATTGAGCTTTGCCTTGGGCTAAAGCTTGCTCTTTTTGAACTTCTGCTTGAGCGGAAGCTTGCGCGGCTTGAGCATTCGACTGCGCTTGCATTTGTATGTTTTGCTGTTGCACCGCTCTATCTCTTTCTTGTTTTCTTTTTCTACGTATTTTAAGAAGTTGATTAGCTAGTTTGATATTACGTATTTCTCTAAGATCTATAGCGTCTTCAATATCTATACTTTGTTGCTGCAATGCCATTTGAATATTGTTTTCTAGCATGGCTTTTTCCTCTTCGTCTGGTTGTAAAGATAAAAATATACCAAAATCATACAGATGCAGCTCTGACATTTCTTGTAAAGTTGCTACATTATGAACTCCGATAGCTTGTATAAAAGCATCTTTAGTTGGTGAGTACTCTATCACGTCTGATATTCTAAGCGATAAACACTCTGCTGTTTCTGCTGTTAAGTATAATCCAGCTTGTAAAATATGTCTTGTTGCTGTGTTGCTATTAGCAGCTGCTAATTTCTGCACACCTACTAAAGCATTTTTATCTGGCATACTACCATCCCTAGCCTCATTCAACCCGGTCACATCTCTTATCATTTGCAAGTAATAATTATAATTACCAATAAGAGCTTGCATTTTATTACCACCAGAGCCTGATGTTATCTCTTGAATAGGTACTTTACCTGGATTTATATCACCTTCTGATGTAAAGCTTCTTCCTATTACAGAACCAGTTTGAAAAAACATGTTCAAAGCTTCTTGCGGGTTATAATTAGTACCATTACCTAAATCAACTTCAGCCAAACCATCAGCATCTAAATAAACACCATCAGGAACCATTCTTGACAACACTTGTTGTAACTTTAAATGTGTAAGCTGTATCATGTCAGCAAAACCAGTTACACGTTTTACCAATGAATCTATTTTGCCTTTATATATTCTAGGCGCTACAATAGCGTAATTCATTTTAACCTTAGTATAATCACTTTTAGGGCGCATCATATTTTTAGACATTTCCCATTTAAGTAATTTATCAGTACCTAGTATTAAAGCTCCTTCGTAGAGAGTCTCAATAGATCTTAATAATCTTGAATAGCCGCCTTCTTTATTTTCTGGTGGATTAAAATTATCATCTTTAGGTATTATTTTATCTGCACCAGTTCCTGTTTCTTTTATCTTATATACTTCATTCATGTATGTTTTATAATTAAAATATAAAACTTGAATAGTGTTATTGTCTTCTTGTTTTTTAGAATACGATGTGTTAGAATTGTTTCGATTATAATTTTTGTTTTTCATTATATCTTCAAGATCACTTTCTGTTAAGTGAGGAAACTGCTTAGCTAGCTCATTAACTGGGATAGATTTTACTTCGCCAACGTAGTATATATCATCAAAATAAGGCGAGTCAGTATACGAATATACTAAATCAGCAGGATCTACGTAATCTATAGTTACACCTTCTGAAGTGTTAAAGTTTGTTTTTACAGCTCCAATACCTAAAACTGTTAAATCATAATAAAATCTTTTTTTAATTAACTCATAATTATTGCCTTCAAAAAGAACGTTTAAAGCTTGTTCTTCAGCTAATTCAACAGCTTGCTTGTAAGAAATTTGCATGTGTATTTCTAATTCTTCTTTAGAAAAAGGCAAATCTTCGTCTTTAAATCCGCTTTTAGTTGTGTCTATACCAAATTTATTTTTAACATCTTGATTAAAAGCACGCATCTCCATATCTAAAAGTAAATCTTCCATATACTTAGTACGCTCGTTAACACCATTAGGAGATTGAGAAAAAGCTTTTATATCATAACTCCTTTCCGCGATACCATTCACGACGATATCAACAAACTTAGATATAATAGGAACAGGTTTCCAGTCTAAATTTAAATAGGATAAATCACCATTTATAGATAACTCATCCTTGTATTTCTGTATCGACTGCTCGCCTCTGGCGTATAATCTTAAATTATGAAAATCTTTAATATTCGACGCGTATCTATTAATACTTCTATCTTCGTTAAACCATTCTGTTTCTATAGCTTTAGCTACTTTTAAACCATAATCATAACTCAACTTTTCAGCATCGCTTACTGTTTGACTTGGAAAATAACTTTTACTAGAATATGCCATACTATTTTATTATTTGTGAATTAAATCCAGTATTACTGTACTTGGAAATATTTATATTTAGTTTAGGTTTTTCAACCTTAACGTTTGGTGCGTATAAATGTCTATTGTTTGCCATTATAGCCAAACCAGAACTTATTGACGCATCAAACTTTGTTCTTTTATTTATATCAAACTTACTCCAATCATTCAATAGCTCGTTAAAATATAAATCTCCAAACGTTCCATCTTGCTTCATACCTACATGATCTTGTATGTACATTTCTATAGCAGCGGCATGCGCTTGTTTTATGTCTTCTGAGGAGTTGGGTATACCACCAACTTCTTTTTCTGCAGTTGATAACTTATTCCAAACTTTATCAGGACGATTCATACTAAAACCTCTATATCCTCTACGTCTTAAATAGTATAAAAGACGAGGTTTGTTATTTTCCGCAAGTATTGGCATACCGTAAAATACTAATGCCATCAAAACATCTTCAAAGAATATCTCAGCCGTAGGCGGTCTTGATAAGTATTCTAAAAAGAAGCTGTTCGCGGGAGCGTCTTCCATACTAAACCTGGTTAAACCGTGCAATGCTCCTTTAGAACCTTTTCCATCTACAGTTCCTGATATATCATAAGAGTCACAACCAAATGCTCCCATATGTTCATTGCCAGGATATTTGACACCATTTTTAAGTACTACTCTATTTTGCAATTGCTGAGGTGGAACCCAGCTAACTTTAAATCTACCTTTTGGATCTGGATAAAATATTACTTGTGAATCTTTAACGCCATTTACCCATTGAAAATTACCAGTTGTAATTCCTATAGTCCTGGCCATTTCTTCATTATAATCTATTTGTTCGTATATCTTTACTAAATTAAATATACTGTTTTTTGTCTCATCTCTAAACGCGTGTTCTGTAGTCCTTGGAAATTGACGGTAAAACTCATTTAAAGCATCTTGATCACTCTTTAGACCATCAGCTTCGTTTTGCCAATTATCTATTACACCTATATCTATTAATTCACCATCTGGGGCGAACACATCGACGTCAGGAGTAGTGAATACTGGAACTCCGTACTCGTCAATAAATCCTTCGTAGTTCCATTCCATTG